ACCGTGCGTGATTCATGGAGTGACAACGGCGCTGAGCGCACATTGAATGAAGTGCGCTTGCATGAAGTTTCAGTTGTCACTTCGACCGCTGCCTACCCTGCCACGACAGCAAGCGTTCGCAATCTACGACTCATTGCGCGTCGCACTTCAACCGACTTTGATGCACTCACTGACGCAATTGCTGCGTTGGAACTTGGTGAGTTGTCAGATGATCAGGCGAGTTTGCTGCGCACTGTTGTTGATAGTGCCGCCGGCAAGCTTGATGAAGTTCCCGCCGAGGCCAATGTGCCGATGGGGATTTTGATTAACAAATTGGATTTGATTGCAAAGCAATTGAACATCTGATTTATCGCAGTGAATAGAAAGTCCTGACCACACATTGAAACTGTCAGGCAACTGGGTGCGATTCCCAGCACTGCACTGTGCGCAAGGTCGGAGCCGACCGGCGCCATTCGGGTAGCGGAGCCGCGCCCTTGTCATTCCTGCGACTAATTCAAACAAACGAAATGAGAAAACATGTCTTACTTGGAACGGCTTATCGAAGCCCAGAACAAAGACCTGTATTCAGCCCGTTCATACCTTGAGCGCGCAGAAGCAGAGAAGCGTGAATTGTCCGTTGAAGAGCGCACCGCATGGGATGCACTCAACGCAGAAATGGACAATCGCCAAGATCACATCAACGAGGTTCGTGGCGCTGAAATGCGTGACGCCAAAGTTGCAGAGGCAATGTCCTTTGCACCAGAGGTTCGCAGCGATGCAAAGCGTTCCGATGTTCGCAGCGATTCAGACATCCTGCGCGCAATGGCGCGTGGCGAGATTCGTTCGCACACATTCGAGCGTCGTGCGCTTGACACCGATACCAGCACCAAAGGCCCAGAAACCGTTCCGCAGGGATTCCTTGCAACGATTCAGGAAAAGTTGCTCACCACCGGGCCAATGCTCGATGGCAGTGTCATCAACCTGTTGAACACCAACAGTGGCAATGACATCAAGGTGCCAGTTCAGTCAACGAGGCCCACCGGTACGGCGGTGGCTGAGGGTGCAACGTTTGCAGTCTCTGACCCAACCTTCACCAACCTAACCCTTCGTAGCCACAAGATCGGCACACTTGTTGTCGCATCGCGTGAACTTGTTGAGGACACCGGCATTGACTTGCAGGCATTCCTTGGCGCTCAAATGGGTGTCGCTCTAGGTACTGCCGCGAATAGCGCGCTAACTTTGGGAACTGGCACCGTTCAGCCCAACGGAATTGTGACTGCGGCAGGTTCAGGCGTTCGTGGCGGCACCGGAGTAACGGGCGCATTCACTGCTGACAACCTGATCACACTCATGCACTCAGTTGATTCGCTTTACGCGGCGCAACCAGGTGCAGGCTGGATGATGTCCCGCGCAACGATGGGCAGTGTTCGCCAGCTGAAGGGTTCCGAAGGTTACTTGTTCCAGACCTACGCCGCTGAAGGCATGGTCGGATCCCTGCTTGGGTATCCCGTTTTTGAAAATCCCTATGTAGCCTCACAAGGCACCGGCGTCAAGTCAGTCCTTTTTGGTGATATGGGCGCTTTCATAACTCGCTCAGTTGGTGGTGTGGAAATCGTACGTTCGGATGAGGCTTACTTCCTTTCCGATCAAATCGCATGGCGCGCAACCATTCGCCTTGATGGTGACCTTGGTGGCGGCGGCAGCGATGCTGTCAAGTACTTCATTGGTGGCACTGCTTAGTCAGTTGCACCAGTGACTTAATTGTGTAGGGGGTCGGGGCGCAGGACTGGCCCCCTACACTTCACACCTGCAAACCTGCGCACCCTGCGAACGGAGAACCCTGTGAACAATCCATCAATTCAACCTATGGCACTCCTGCACCATTCCAACGCTCCCTGGTGCGGTACCGGATATGGTACTCAGACCGCCCAAGTAGTTGAGCGCATGAAACGTGACGGTCACGCTGTCGCAATCAACTGCAATTATGGCTTGCAAGGTATGCGCAGCGACTGGAATGACATCCCAATCTTTCCAATGGGAATCGAGTCCTATTCCAACGACACCGTGCGCGCAAACTTCACCACATGGAAACGCGAAAACCCTGACCTACCTGCTCACGTTGTCTGCCTGTTTGATGCGTGGACAATGCCTGAGGCAATGTGGAAAGACGTGCCAACATCGGTGTGGGCAATGGTTGATCATCAGCCACTACCCCCCAATGTGTTGCAAGTTTTACAACGCCAAAACATCACACCAATTGCGGTGACCATGTTTGGATTCGAGCAGATGCAGCGCGCCGGATTGACTGATGCCAAATACATCCCGATGGCGATTGACACCAAGATGTATTACCCAGGCGCAACCTATGACGGCAAGACTGGGCGCGAGTTGATGAGCTTTGAACATGATGACCCTGACAGCCTGTTTGTTGTGTCAATCATCAACGCAAACAAAGCAAGCAGCGCCGGTGGTATTCACCGCAAGTCATGGGCTGAAAACATCTTGGCCTATTCGATTTTTGCTCAAGACAAACCTGATGTGCGGTTGTATCTGCACACTGAACGCTTTGGCAATTACGGCGGCCTAGCCCTCGACTTTCTGCTGAAGGCTTGCGGCCTGAAAGACCAGGACAACTTTAAGTTTGTGAGTCAACACGCCATGCACAACGGCATCCCTAATGAGGCGATGGCGGCATTATTCAACGGCACCGACGTGCTACTTGCCAGCACGATGGGCGAGGGATTTGGTTTGACCTTGCTCGAGGCGCAGGCCTGTGGCACCGTGGCAATAGCCAATGACTTTAGTGCATCACCTGAATTGCTGGGTGACGGTTGGCTGACAGAGAATCAACCGTTTTGGGATGGCACACAGTTGTCATGGTTTGCAACACCGAACATTCCAAGCATTGTTGACGCTCTTGAAAAAGCCTATGCCCGTGGCAAGCATCGCAGTGACAAAGCGCGCAAACATGCACTTGAGTACGACGCCGACCGGGTTTGGAAAAAGTATTGGCGGCCATATCTCAAGGAATTGGCCAAGACGCCAAAGGTTGTGGAAGCAAAGACCACGATCATTGCCAAAGGCAATGCGCAACCGAAACTTACTATTTACGTCCCGGCATATCGTCGCCCTGAGATTGCTGACCTGTTTGCAAGTCTGGCACCGCAGCTCACCAATCAAGTTGAGTTGATTGTGTCCGACAACTGCCCTGACCAAACTGCATTGAAGGCCTTGCGCCAACTTAGCAACGCCCCATGTTCGGTGACCTATCTGCACCAACCGTCAAACACTGGCGGCGTTGCCAACTTGGAACGCGGCTTGACCATCGGCACAGGCGCTTGGTTGTGGATGATCTCAGACGATGACATTATCCTGCCCAACGCTGTTGCTGACATTCTCAACGAGATTGAACACACCGACATTGACCGACTGATTTTGTTGAGTCACAAGGCACCGACCGGCGCAGCTGGCATGGTGGGAACACCGGCAGAGATCGAGGCGGCGCAACCTGGCACCATGATTGCGGCAACTCTGATCAGCGCCAACGTGCTGCGCCGTAGCGCCTTGGATGTTGAACTGGCGCGGGCTAAGGCTGCAACACTCTATGGCCCTGCCTTTGCATACACAGGTTGCAAGCGGGTCAAGGTTCACGCAACGCCATCAATCGTTGTTGGCTGCGATCATGTCAATGAGTTTGTGGCAGCGAGTGACCCAACCGTTGACATTCCTGCCGTCTGGTCGGAATTGCTGACGATGCTTGGCATTGAACCAACCCAGTCCGCAACTTCGTGGAATTATGTTTCGGTGGAGATGTAGTCATGCGCGTGGGCGTGACTGGCGCAAGTGGTCACCTTGGTCAGGCGATGTTGGCGCGTTTAACGCAGGCCGGGATTGACTTCACGCCGATTGGCAGGGACATCCCACAAGACCTGCGCGCCGATGTCGTGTTTCACTTGGCGGCACCTAATCCAAAGGATGGGCAAGCCTGCACCAACTTCACTTATTTCAATGAGGACTTGGTGCGCTGGTCGGACAAAAACAGCGTCCCTGTGATCAACACCGGCACATGGTGGCAACATGCCGGCTTTGATGCGCAGTCACTTTTCTACACTCGCACCAAGGCGGCCCAACAGGGCATGTTTGCAGGTCACACCACTTTGACTTTGTACAGTGTTTATGGCAATGCCGAGCGAGACGACCGTGGATTCATCCCACAACTGGTGCGCCACCTGACAGGATTTAAAGCACTCTCAGCGGCCTCAGATCAGCCCCGCGACTTCATCCACACAGACGATGTTTGCACCGCTTATTTGACAGCCATTTCGGCGCCTGTGGGCAACTACGACATCGGCACACATCTGGCGCTGAGTCCAATGCAGTTGCTGGCAATGTTTCGCAATGACATCGTGCCGCTACATATTGACCAACCCCCGGCAACATGCCACTGGCCGAACCAAAGACTGCCACATTGGTTTGCCGAAACATCAGTCATCACCCACATTCACAATGCTTACGAGGAGACCCAGTGGCAATAACAAATGGCTATTGCACTCTCACCCAGATCAAAGCTGCTGTGCGCATCACTGATTCAGTTGATGACACATTGCTCGAAATGGCAGTGGAGTCAGCAAGCCGAATGATTGACGCCGAGTGTGACCGCAACTTCTTTAGTGCAGGAACAGCCACGCGCGACTTCCAACCCAATGATGATTATGTCGTGGACGTTGACGACCTGATCAGCATTGTGAGTGTCAAAATTGATGACGCTGGCGAACGAACTTTCTTGATCACTTTGGCCGCTAGTGATTACCAAACCGAACCATTGAATCAGCGCGTTAGCGGCAACGCCTTCCCGATCTCACGTCTGCGCATGGTTGGTGACTATCTGCTGCCCATTTACAAAAGACAGGCAACGGTGCGCATCGAGGGTGTCTACGGATTTACACCAACGCCCATACAAGTTACCCAGGCAACAGTGATTCAGGCCAGCAGGATATTCAAGCGGCTTGATTCTCCGCTTGGCGTTGCAGGCTTCGGCGACATGGGCGCCATCAGAGTGGGCAAAGTTGACCCCGATGTGGCAATGCTGATTCGCCCGTTCAAAAAGATTGCGGCAAACTGATGGCTGACATTTCAACACTGCGCACCGCCATCGCCACCAACCTTGCAACAATCTCAGGGCTGCGAACGGCAGCAACCGTGCCTGATCAGATCAACCCACCGATTGCCGTGGTCATGCCAACGTCCATCACTTACGACATGGCCTTCGCTCGCAGCGGAGGCGATGAATATGAATTCAGTGTCATGGTTATTGTTGGCCGTGTTGACGAAAGAATGGCACAGAACAAACTAGATGCATTTTGCTCTGGCACCGGCGCGCAAAGTATCAAAGCCGCCATCGAATCAAACAGAACTCTCGGCGGCGCAGCTTTTGACTGCCGAGTTACATCCCTGCGCTCGTACAGCCAAGTCAGCGTTGCTGACGTCACATACCTAGCGGCGGAGTTCGCCGTTCAGGTTTACGCATAAGGAGAGCCAACTATGGCAAAGCAAGTACTCACAAATCCCGTGGTGGTTTTCGCTGGCGGGACGATCAGTTCAAACGTAGCGCAAGCAACTATTGCCTTTGAAGCCGACGATGTGGAAACCACATCTTTTGGCGACTCAGGTTTTCGGACACGCATTGGCGGTTTGAAATCCGGCACGTTCTCAATGGAACTTCATCAAGATTACGCACTCTCCGCAATTGATTCAACATTTTTCACCAACCTTGGTGGGACTGTTGCGGTTGCAGTAAGGCCAGCAGGAACGGCAGCTGCAGGATCGGCGACGCCGAGCTATGAATTTTCTGTGCTTGTTACAGAATATAGCCCACTAGATTCAGCGGTTGGCGATCTCAATACTTTTTCTGTGTCGTTCCCAATCACCGGATCGTTTACACGCGGCACCGGCGCCTAGTTCTAATTCAAACCATTCCACCTACGCAAGGGAGTTCCTGCAATGAAGATGAATGCCAAAGTCGAATACGCTGACGGGTCGGTCGCAGACGTTGTTATATCTGCGCCCGACTTCGTCGCGTTTGAAACAAAGTATGACCGCAGTGTTGCGCGGTTTGCAACAGAGATCAAGTTCACTGACATCTGTTGGTTGGCTTGGCATCGGTTGCACCGTGACAAGAAAGCCGGCGAGTTTGAGCCTTGGTTGGAAACCATTGACGGCGTGAACCTTGAGGAAACTGAGGAAATCGTCCCTTTGGACAAGACAGCGCACACTTCCTGATTGCGCATTTGTCTTTTGAATACCACATTGCGCCGGCGCAGTTGTTGCAAGAAACTCCACGCATGTTATGGACTATGCAAAAGTATCTGCGCTGGCGCAACATTCAGGAACGCAACGCCCAAAGGAGTTGATCGTGAAGGTTGAAGTCATTGGCGCTGCTGCCAAGATTGACGCTCTGTTCAGGTTCGACAAGGACGTTTGGAAGGGCATCCAAAAAGGTGTAAAGGAAGCGGCGGAGTCTGTTGCTGCCGATGCTCGCAGTCGAGTGCCTTCATACGGTGTTAGTGGCACCTCTGGCACTGGCGGTTGGGGTGGCTGGATTGCCAAGACAGATGGCCGTGATCTTTCCTACGATCAGGGAAAGATTCGCAAGAACATTAAGCCACGGTTTAAATCAGAAATGAAAAGCGGCGTGCGAGTTGTCAAAGGTCAAGCGATTAACAACAGTCCTGCCGCCGCTATCTACATGCTGGCCGGATCAAAAAATAGATCAGGCCACAGGTTTAACAACGTGATCAACAGACAGCACGGCAGCGGCCCTTGGCCAAGGGCAATGACCCCGGCTTATTACGCCAAGGGGCCACAGGCTGCCAAAGATATTGGTCACCTCATTGAGCAAGCAATCAACAACGTCAATAACGCCTAGGAGACACAGTGGCTGCTAAAGCAATAAATGTTTCCATCAAGGGTGACTACAACGATAAAGACATCAAACGTGCAATGTCTGACTTGCAGAAACTGCAAAACGCTTCACTGTCAATGGGTGGCAAGATGCAGGCCGTTGGCGACCAAATGCAGTCAATGGGCGACAAGGTTGGCAAAGTCGGCAAGTCAATGACCCTTGGTTTGACCTTGCCCCTTGTTGGAATCGGCGTTGCGGCTATTGCTGTGCAAAAAGATTTTGACGTTGCAATGAAGTCCTTGCAGGTGAATGCAAATGCATCCGCCGTTGATTTGGAACGCCTGTCAGAGTTGGCAAAACAAATGGGCGCTGACACTGTGTTCTCAGCTGGTGAAGCCGCTGATGCAATGCTTGAGTTGAGCAAGGGTGGACTTAGTGTTGCCGCAATTGAAGGCGGCGCCCTTGCTGCCACTATGAACTTGGCAGCCACCGAAAGCATTGGACTTGCTGAAGCCGGCGGGATCGTTGTCAATAGCATGAACCAATTCGGTATTGCTGCCGCTGACTCGGCCAAGGTTGCAGACATTCTTGCCGCTGGCGCTGTTGCCTCAACCGCTGGCGTGACTGATCTTGCGAGTGGTTTGAAGTTTGTTGGAACAACCGCCAAGCAATTCGGCTTCAGCATTGGTGAATCGGTAACAGCCCTTGCCGCGCTCAACAACGCGGGCATTGATTCGACAACTGCCGGCACATCTTTGAACAGGTTCATGCTTGGCTTGATTGGGACAACGCCAAAGGCGAGCAAACAAATTGCACAGTTGGGTCTAAATTTCAAAGACGCAACAGGCGAACTTTTGCCGATGGACAAAATTCTAAAAGTTTTGCAAGACAACCTTTCCAATCTTTCGGCGCCAGCGCGTGCCCAGGCACTGAAAAACATTTTTGGCGTTGAAGGAATGAGGGCCGCCAACGTCCTTTTGGAACTTGGCTCAAAAGGCTTTTCCAACTTGGGTGATCAAGTCAACAAGTCAGGGGTTGCTGCCGAACTTGCCAACGCTCGAATGTCTGGTGTTGCGGGAGCGCTTGAGCAGCTGCGGGGATCAGCAGAAACTGCTGCCCTTGAGATTGGTGAAGTTCTCGCCCCGTTCATCACGCAATTGTCAAATGGCATCAAAACTTTGGTGGACAGATTTACGGCACTGCCTGCATCCATGCAAAGTGTAATTGTCGGACTTGCAGTCATAGCCGCAGCCATTGGCCCACTGCTGCTCATTGCCGGCAAACTTGTGTCCGTGTCTGGCCTCTTGATCACAGCTCTTGGCGGCATCACCATCGCCGGCTCAATCCTTGCCATCAAAGTCATCGCCGTTGTTGCTGCCATTGCCGCGATTGCGTTGGCGTTCAAATATGCCTATGACAACTCCGAGCCATTGCGCAAGGCTGTTGACAACTTGGTGAACACATTGAAAAGCGTTTTCACGACGATCAAGAATAGTGTGTTGGGTGCGTTTGATTCAATGAATGGCGCGGTGGGTAAGTCCAACACTGCGTTCACGTTGATCGGCAATTACATCAAAGCCTTTTTCATAGGCTATGTCACATATCTCACTGGCATCATCAAGGGACTGGGCATGGCCTTTGAAGTTACCATGAAGGTCTTTGAAATCGGGTTCACAATTCTACAAATGGGCGCTGCACTTATTCGTGGCGTGCTCGTTGCAGCCTTTGACATTCTGATGAACAAACTGGGGCCAATCTCCACAAGGTTTCAGGCTATTTCCAACACAGTCAAGTTGGCGTTTGGTGCTATCGCAGGCTTCGTGCGTGCGGCGTTTAACAATGTCGGCGGCATCGTTGAGGGCTTTATCAATAAGGCCATCGGCGCCGTCAACACACTCATTCGCGCTTTCAACTTCCTTGCCAAGTTCTTGCCCGGCGTTTCGCAGGCAACAGAGATTGCTGAGTTTAGGTTTGCTGAACTGTCAGGCGCGGTTGCATCCGTTGCAACTGGTGCAGAGTTGGCCGCCACTGCCGTTGATGGTTGGTCTACTGCATCGGGTCGCGCTAACTTGGCAACTCAAAACACAGCGACAGCGGCCAAGGTTGCATCTGCTGCACTTGACGGGTTAGGTGGCGCGGCTACTGGCGCAGGTTCGGCAGCGGAGAAGGCTGGCAACAAAGCCAAAGAGGCCGCCAAGAAGTTCAATGAAAACTTTGTTGCCGTTAGAGATCATCTCACCGGCATTGTTGATGACATCAAAGCAAAGATGGCTGACATGGCAACATCGGTGTCATCATCTTTGATGAGCGGTTTCCAACTCGGTGATGCTGCTGAGGAGTTTGGCGAGGACGGTGCCCGCATCGGTGGCACGTTCATGGAGAAGTTGCAAGAGCAAGCCAACAAGGTCACCAACTTTGCTGCCAAGATCAAGGAATTGATGGCGCTTGGTTTGGGTATCAACAGCCCACTGATGCAAGCGGTTATTGCTGAAGGCGCCGGCACGGGCACGGCGATTGCTCAGAGTCTTATTGATTCAGGTGCTGCCGGCATTGATCAAGCAACCGGGATGGTCGAAGCGGCCCAGGGTGCAGCTGATGAGATCGGGTTGCTGGCCGCTGGCAGTTTCTATCAGGCTGGTCTTGATTCAGCGCAGCAAACGTTGCAAGCCTTTGTTGATCGTTTCGGCGTTGACGGCAAGGCCCGCAATCGTCTGATGGGTTTGATGGACAACCTTGCCAACGCAATGAGGCGCGAGACAACGATCACGGTCACAACTGTGAACAGGTCAATCAACGCCGACAGGATTGAAGGCAGGGCTATGGGTGGCCCTGTTGCCGCGAACACCACTTACCTTGTTGGAGAGCAAGGCCCAGAGTTGCTAACGATGGGCAGAACCCCAGGCAACATCATCCCCAACAACGCACTGTCAATGACTGGCGCCGGCGGTGGCGGTCGTGTTACTGGCGGCATGGGCGGCAACAGCTACTCCATCACGGTCAACACAGGCATCGGTGACCCGCGTGTGATTGGTGAGGAAGTTGTGAACGTGATCAGTCGTTTTGAGAAGGCCAACGGCGCCGTGTTTGCGCGGGCATGATGAAGGTTGAAATTGCCTTCGACTTATCTGCCAACGGGCTAGGAAACTTTTTCACCCTTGATGATTCCCTGCGCGGCGTCTTAGATAACACGCTGTACACCCTGGGTGGCGATGTGTTTATTGACGTAACTGACACGGTGCGCAGTGTCAGCATCAAACGGGGGCGCAACCGGCAACTGGAAAAGTTCACCGCTGGCAACGCCAACATCATCTTGGATAATCGCAGCCGGGTCTATGACCCCACCAATACTGTTGGCCCGTATTACAATCAAATCTTGCC